ACTGTTTTGCAGTCGTTGATCCTGTACCATATGGTATGAATATAGCAGATGCTACAAGTCAGGCTGAGACAAGAGATTCAAACTTCGCAGCTATGTATTGGCCTTGGGTAAAAGTACCTGATACCTTAGTTGCTGGAACTCAAAGATGGGTGCCACCTTCAGTTGTTATGGGTGGAATCTACGCATTCAACGATAAAGTGGCTCATCCATGGTTTGCTCCAGCTGGTTTAAATCGTGGTGGTATTGATGTGGCTATTCAGGCTGAAAGAAAACTGACTCAGGCTAACCGTGATACATTGTATGATTCAAATGTTAATCCAATTGCAACATTTCCTGGACAAGGAGTGACTGTGTTCGGACAAAAAACATTACAGAAAAAATCATCTGCATTGGACAGAATCAATGTGAGACGACTGTTAATTAGAGTTAAGAAGTTTATCGCAAGTTCTTCAAGATTCCTTGTATTTGAACAGAATACGGCGGCAACACGAAGAAGATTCTTAGGAATTGTAAATCCATTCTTAGAAAATGTTCAATCACAAAGTGGATTGAGTGCATTCAGAGTAGTAATGGATGAAACGAATAATACACCTGATACAATTGATAGAAATCAATTAGTCGGACAATTATTCTTACAACCCACAAGAACTGCAGAGTTTATTGTGTTAGATTTTACAATACAACCTACAGGTGCTGCATTTCCTGAATAATAGTTAGTTAAATAAACTAAAGAAAAGGGATTTATAGAAATATAAGTCCCTTTTTTTTATATTTGTTGATATTTATATATGAATTAATATATTTTAACTGGAGAAAAAATATGCCAGAGTTATTAGAACCTCAAGATATAATGTTTACACCTTTTGAGCCAAAGCTCAAAAATAGATTTATTATGAATATTGATGGAATTAATGCGTATATGATTAAAACTATCAATAGACCTCAATTAGAATCCGATGAAGTTATCTTAGAACATATGAATGTAACAAGATATGTTAAGGGTAAATCAAGATGGCAACCAATAGATATAACACTTTATGATCCAATTGTACCAAGTGCATCTCAACAAGTGATGGAGTGGGTAAGGTTACATCACGAATCAGTGACTGGTAGAGACGGATACTCTGATTTCTATAAGAAAGATATAACTTTCAATGTATTAGGTCCTGTGGGTGATGTTGTTGAAGAATGGGAACTAAAAGGTGCGTACATTCAATCAGCTAATTTTGGTGATATGGATTTTGCAACTAGTGATCCGGTTGAAATTCAATTAACATTAAAGTATGATTACGCTATATTGAAATTCTAATAATTAAAACTGAAATATGAAATAAAAAACCCTTAATAAAAAGTTAAGGGTTTTTTTATATTATATATATTTATATATGGAGTTTAAAATGAAAACAACATTTGAAGAAATAATAGAAGTAGTTTTAGAACACGAAGGTGGTTATGTAAATGATCCACATGACAGAGGTGGAGAAACTAAATATGGAATTACTAAAAAATTCTATCCTAATGTGGACATCAAAAATCTTACAAAAGAACAAGCAAAAAAGATATATCACCAAGACTATTGGAGACCAGCTAAATGTGATGAAGTACCATCCCATTTACGGCATATCTATTTTGATATGTGTGTTAACTTTGGTAGAGGTGGTGCTGTAAAAGTATTACAGAGAGCTGCAAATGCTAAGAATAGAGATAAAATTGAAGTTGATGGTGGTATAGGACCAGCGACAATAAAAGCAATACAAAATGTAGAACTTGAAAGAGTTCGAGCTTATCGTGTGTTACGATTCGCTAATTTAGTTATAAAGAAACCAGAACAAGAGAGATTTTGGTTTGGTTGGTACAAAAGAGCTACGGAGGTATAAATTATGTCAGAACATAAATTTCCAAGTGAAGTTATAGATTTACCAAGTGAGGGGAGACTTTATTCAAAAGATCATCCTTGTTCCAATGGTAAAATAGAAATAAAATACATGACTGCAAAAGAAGAAGATATTCTTACATCACAAAATCTTATCAAAAAGGGTGTTGTAATTGATACACTTATAAATTCATTAATAATAACTGAGGGTGTGACATCAAACGATTTACTTATAGGTGATAAAAATGCTGTAATGGTTGCAGCTAGAATATTAGCATATGGACCTGAATATGTTTGTGAAATTAAAGATCCAAATACAGGAAATGATATTACACAAACTTTTAACTTAGCTGATTGTCCATTTAAAAAATTACCAGAAGGTATTAAAGAAAATAAATTTGAGGTAGAACTACCTGTTTCAAAAAGTAAAGTCGTGTTTAAATTATTAACAGGACTAGAAGAAAAAAATATTGAAGATGAATTAAATTCACAAAAGAAAATTGGATCAGATATAGTTCCAGAGCTAACTACAAGATTGAGACATTGTATTACATCAGTCGATGGTGATGATTCACAATCCACAATAAATAGTTTTTCAGTTAATATTTTAGCCAGAGATTCAATGCATTTAAGAAAACAAATATCAAAAGTTTCACCTGATATCGAGTTAACTCAACGAGTTGATATAGGAGGAGAGCCCGTCAAGGTAGATATACCGATGACGGTTGGGTTTTTTTGGCCTTCAACCGAAGGATAAACCAAATCTTCATAAACAAATATTTCAATTAATGTATCATGGAAACGGATTTACACACTCTGATGTATATGACATGCCTATATATCTGAGAAATTTCTATTATAAAGAATTAGTCGATGTTCGTAAAAAAGAAAATGACGAAATACAAAAATATAATCAAAAATCAAGAGTTTCAAAACCAACAATCAATCCAAGATTTAAAAGATAATTTTTAACATATTTGATATTTATATATGAATACATACATCTAATTAGGAGAGGAATGTGTCAAAGAAAAAATCATATATGGATATTGAAAATATCTTATCAGAAAATTTTTTAAAAAAAATTCGTGATAAAATAGCTAATAAATTAGCTGTTCGTAACATCAAAAAAGATAGACAAATCAAAAAAAATATAGATAATTTGAATCAAGAAATTAAAGATTTGTGGGATGATTTTAACGAATGGGCTGAAAAAGATGATCCTGATTACACACCATACAAACCTAAAAAAGTAACCATCGATGACTTCATAGGATAAAATAATGGCAAATCAAAATCTAATAGATAGACTAAACTTAGAACGAGAAATAACCGAATTAACTCGTGAACGAAGTAATATTTCAAAACAAGCTGAAAAAGATATGCAAAATAGAGCATCTCTTTTACAAAAAATTGTTAGTGCTGAGGGTGATACTGTAAAACTTACTCATGCTCAAAAAGATTTACAAAAAAAGTCAACTGAATATGCAAAAAAAGGACATACAATACAAGCTAACAAATATAAACAATTAGCTAAAACCGTAACAAAACAAATTCAACAAAACAAAGAGGCTAAAGCAGAAGCAGAAGTTAGAAAAAAACTATTTGATGAAACAGTAAAACAGGCCAAAGCTGTAAACGATATTGCCAAAGGATTAGCTGGAGTAGTAGGATTGGGTGGTGGATTAATGGCTATATTCACAAAATTTAATGCTATGACAAAAACCATTGGTAAAAACTTTGGTGCTTTGGGAATGACTAACCAACAGTTTAAAAATGATATGTTGGAAGCTGGAGCAAATGCTACTCTATTGGGACAAAACATAGAAGATGTAGCCAACATACAAAAAGATTTAACAGATAACTTTGGATTTGGAAGAGACGAATCAGTTGCTATGGCTCAAGGTGTAATGGATACCTCAATGGCACTTGGGTTAAGTAATCAAGAGGGAACTAAATTATTAGGTTCATTGACTCAAATAGCTGGAATGTCATTTGACACGGCTCAAAACTTCTCTAAACAAGTTGCATTATTAGCGGATGCTGAGGGAGTATCACCAACCACTGTAATGAGAGATATAGCAAATTCATCAGAGTCTATTGCTAAATTTAGTGGTATGAACACCGATAGTCTAGCTAAAGCAGCTATTCAAGCTACAAAGTTAGGAACAACTTTAGATACAGTTGCTGCGTCTATGGAAGGTATGTTAAATTTCCAAGACTCATTAAATAAAGAAGTTGAAGCTCAGATTTTATTAGGTAGAGATATTAATTTACAAAAAGCCAGAGAGTTAGCCCTAGCTGGAGACGCTGAAGCCTTTGCAGTTGAATTGACAAAACAAGTCGGTAGTCAGGCTGAATTTGAACAAATGAATGTGATACAGAGAAGAGCATTATCTTCAGCACTTGGTATAAGTGTTGAACAAATGGCTAAAATGGTTAGGAATCAAGATAAAGTTAGAAGTATTGGAGATGCGATTGCTGAACAAGAGGGTTTAGAAGGAATGATTGGTAGAGAAGCTATGGACAACATGGCCAAGATTATAACTGATTTACAAAGGGTAGGTGCTGAATTAGTTATTTCAATAGGTCCTACAGTTGCTAGTATAGCTAGTGGAATAGCTAAATTTACACAAGGATTACATGAAAGTAAAATGGCAATACCCTTAATAACAGGACTAATGGGATTAATGTTAGGAAAGAGTATAATGAATTTTGCATTTTCTGTTGCAACAGCTTTAGGTAAACAAGCTGCTTTCATGG